GATCACCACTGGGCCGTTGTATTGCGTTTATCTCATCTTCTGCAATATCCCAATCGCCAGACCTCAAAGAATCGAATACAGGTCTTAACGTGATCCGGATATTCTTAAACTGCCCTCCTGATATTTGTCCTTTATGTCGTTTGGTTACGATAAAATCCCTGATCTGCTTACATAGGCTCATCCCATCTCTTTCACCCTGATCGGATTCGGTGCTTCTGGTCTGTTCATCAAATACATCCTGATCCGCCTGTGTCCATGTTTCAATCAGTTGACCGTTCTGATATTCAGGTCTTATAAAATCTCCTTCAATCTCATCGGGCAATAAGTCGTTAACGGACTGAATTATTCTGATCCCGATTAGCTTTTCATTTTTTATTCTGTATGCTTTCATAATTAATTTATTGAGCATTTAAGGCTAATATAACATGGGTAAATGTCAGATGTTGAAGACATCCCTACGAAAAAATATAATACCTCACCCTCTGATATTGAAGTCTCAGAAAATGATAATATGGAAACATCTAACATACCATCAGCATCAAACGAAACCGCGCCTTCAAATAACGCCACCTTAGAGTCAACAGTTAACCCATTGGCACTAAATGTAGCTTTCATCAGTGATACATGTGAAATAGTTTGGTTGTAAAGTCCGGCATAGATTCTAAAAGATTCAACAGTTTGATTCGCGTCCGCGACTCCTATTACCTTCTTAGTCCTGAGACCTGAATCTGCAATATTTACAATCGAACTTGTCTTAACTAAAGCAGTATTTTGATTTATTTCAGCGAAGCTGGTTGCATTACCACCTGCGCCTGCCCAGCTTGTTGTATTTGGTGGATCAATAAAGAACGATTCAGCATAATACTGAAATTCACCACCACCGCCACCACCAGCCGCTGCCCACTTCATACCTCCGCTCTTTGCGGAATCAGCTGTAAGCACGAAGTCATTTGTCGGAGCTTCATCGAGCTTTAAATTTGCCTCATCTACTATATTATCAGCTATTGTCAATGCTCCCGATCCAGTAACTTCGCCCGTATGGGTTGCATTTGTTACCTTTGCATTGTTGGCTACTACGTCTGAGTGATCTTTGCCGTCTGAGCCTCTATGTGTGTTATTCAAAACCACATCCGAATGATCCTTCCCATCACTACCCCTATGGGTGGTATTCAATGCCACTGCTGCAACCGTTCCGTAAAGCGTATCAAAGTAGGTCTTTAGGGTAGCTTTCACATTCGCCCATGAAAGTGTTTTGAGTGCCGTTGCCACGCTATCCCACAAAGATAGTTTATCCGCATCTATCGGTGTAGCCTTTGACGTTCCGTTATCAATATCATCATCTATATTGACCTGGGAATCTATCTTATCTGCAAAGTCCTGTTGTGTAGGTCTATCGCCTGTCTCAAAAAGAGCCTTTAAGGCTGTTCTGTTTCTTACTGTCATTGTACTATAAAATTTATTTCGATTACCCAAACACCTATGCCGGTAGCCACATTATCAGCATCCACACAGAAGTCAAAGTCATCATCTTTTGTCAGTGTAAACACCTGATTGTGTTCAGCCGTTAAAGTAAATGACTGATCCTTTTCAGCAGCCAGTGTAAATGTATGTGTTTTCTCACAGATCATTATTCTATGCTAAATGCTGGTACATTGTTACTATACAAGTCCCTGAGATTGTCCGGGAACTCAGTTTCAGCATAGTTAATATAAATCCTGGCCTCATATAATCCTACGGCATCAACAACCGTATCAGGCAGATAAAAGGTTATCTCATTGGTGCCGGTTGCTACATAATACTCATCAGTAAACCCGGTAAGATTAAAGCCCCACTTACCAATAACTGCACCCCTTAGTGTTAACTCTAATCCGTACCCATCGAGCGAACTTAACGCAATATCTTCGCCGTCTTTATCCAATAGTGTCGCTTTGTATATTACATCGCTTCCCGTTTTATATGCCGGTGTACTCATGTCTTTATTTTTATTGCAAAATTATAGATTTTATCTATCATTATCAAGTTACCATATCATTTGTACTGTTTTTTTCTTAATAGGGTATTCGTAGTAGATGAAATAACCGGCTGCATCGGTGATATGATCGAAGCCAGATTGCTTATCCGGTGAGCCGTTCTTATCGTATGCCATACGTTCCAGAGCTTCCGAATAGTCAGGGCATTTGATCGTATTCACAAAGTAATTGCTTTCACCCCGTCCGTTACTGAACATCCTATTCATGTTCTTTATCCTGTCATTTACAAGTGGATTGCTCGCCTTCGCTTTCACGGTAAACCCGGCACTCCTTAGTATTTCTATGTCTGTCCTGGTAGCGTTTGTTGATCTTTGCCGCCCCGAAGCATCTGGATAACAAATTATTCTGTTCGTTGGATATTTTTCTTTTAGGATTGTGCATAATTGCTCTGTATCGTATGCTTTAGTAATCTCATCAACTGCTATCGGGCTGTTCTTTACAATGTGAATAACCGCACTCATATTGCCTATATTGAAGTCAATCCCGACAAATAGTATATCATGTTTACCGGCTGATTCGTTGGTACTGTTCCTTTGCCGGTCAAACTTATAATATACCGTTCCTGTGGTCAGGTTAACAAACTCACCGTTAAGATAGGCCTCTAATTGTTCATTGGAGTAACTTTCTTCCAGCGTTTCAATGTACCCATCCGGAAGGAAAGGATTGTCTTTGGTCCTAGCTTTGATTATCCTTCTGTTCGGCTTGGCGTTTTTAACAAAGTATTCATACATCCATCGGAACCCCTCAGGAGTACCTACAACGTCTGTTATGTTCTTATCTCCATTCGGTAGCCTGGTCCTGTTTCTTGCTATGATCTTTGAGAACACGTCCTTCATTTTGTCAGATGGCAGTATGTCAGCCTCATCGATCAGCGAGTAACCGACCTCGTAACCGATTATCCTTTCGGGCCGATCCATTGACCTGAGAATTATCTTTCCATAAGGAGTAATGATGTTCTTATATTGTTTGTTCACATCAAACATCACCCCAAAATTAGCAAGCCATGTCTCAAACTTTGGAATGGCAACATCTTCAATCAGCGGATATGTCGGGAGATAGTAAGCACAATTAACCCCAGGGTATTTTAGTTTTTGAGTGATTGTCTTTATTACTGCACCATCTGACTTTCCTGAACCGTAGCCAGCGATCAAAGCAGTGTGTACGGCATCTGATTGAATAAAATCTGCCTGGTGTTTTAAGATTTGTATCTCCGGAGTCATAGAATCTTAAAGTTGATTCCTTTTAAGTCTGGTGTCTCGATTTGTTGGCGGTCGGTCCACTTGTGATTTGACTTCAAATTCACTATTCCAGTAGCCTCTTTAATAATTCCGCTTTTTGTGTTATGAAAGCAATTTGCCTCCATATTGTTAGTCAATCTCTTATGAAGTGGTTGTAATTCGCTGAATTTATTTTTCAGTTCTGTGAATATTTCCTTATGGAGATCAAGTTCTCTTGCTACCTCGCCAATGAAGTCAAACACATATCCCTGGGTTTGTCTGTTTGTCCCCATGACATATCTTTGTCCTTTTTCGTTTGACAGATCAATAGCCTTTTTGAAAAGTTCTCTTGATTTATCGAGTGTCCATTTCTCGCCGTTCTTATTCCCTATTGGTGGGCCTGCTGGCATTACTTCATGTTTTCGTATTCGTACTTTGCCTTTGGATCTATAATTATTTGATCTATTTCGACCATTTTCTTAAACTCACTCCACTTCATTGCGGTTGACTGTCTATATCCGCTTTTAAGTTCTATTGTGGTGTATCCGTCTGATCCCTCATTTGCTGATGATAGGCCATTAATTTCAAATATGAACTCCCTCCATTCGTAATCATCTTCAAGTGGAGTATCTGTCTCGAATTGGGCCAGTGTGGTTATTTTCATTTTGTTTGTAGTATTTTTATTTCTGCTTCTAGGTCTTTTATCTGAATTTCTAACCGGTGTATCTCGTCTTTGAACTCTGACTTCATATCGTCCTGGTCATCGTGCATCTCGTTTTGTAGTTGGATCTTTTTGTTTAACCTGGATTCTATTATATCAACATTGTTTAGTCTTATGCTTATCCAGAAGATTGATCCTATTAGTGCTATCCATATTGCAGGATTTTTGAACTTATCCAATATACCGTTTACTCTTTCGGTCATTTAGTTTAGTGAAAAGTAGGTTTTAACTACTGATTTATGCGTATTAAAGTTTGTTCTGCACTCGAAAGTGTCCATAAAGTAATAGTTACGTCTGCCGTTTATCTGGCATAGATCGTAGAACTTCATTCTAAATTCGATACAGTTTACCATAAGGCAAAGATACTAATTTTGCACATAAATAGCAATTTCGCGTATAATAATGCACATTACTCGTTTTTGCACATAAAAAAAGCCCGCCATTTCTGACGAGCCTTTCACAAATTCAAACCAATCCCGGCTATGACATGGTGATCAGAAACTCGCCGGGTAAAATTCAAAGACCAGTATCTTTAATCGTCCTGTTCGCTTATAGGATCACAATGTTCCAGGCACTCGGTACAAATATCTCCTAAAATTATATTTGCATCACAACAATTAGAATATTGCCCGTGTTCGGTAATGTCGTTGATATATTCCTGTTCTTTTTCTGTCATTCAATAATGTTAAATTAATAGTAAATAGATAATAATCCATAAAACAAATACTACTGATGGGACTATCCAATATATTGAATACATTTGTTTTTCCCATAAACAGGCAATCCGAAGCACAAAATGAAACGCTACACATAAAAACAGTGAGACAATCTCAACTAATATTAATATTATAATGCTTTCTGTCATCTTAGTTTTTTGATTAATTTTTTCAACGCATTAAATGATCCGTATGTTAACTGAAAAAATGATCGTTCATTACTATTTATATCTACGTCAAACCCCTCGCCGTTTTTCCATTCCGTGACCTCTATGTAGTCATCATCTTTAGCAAACACATCAAATTTCTTTAATTCGCTGAATATAGCTTCTCTTTTATATTTTTCCGTCATGTCTTACTTTTTATAATATTCGATTAATTCCTTTATTGTGTAAAATACCGGGATTCCCCATTCTTCGGCTTTCTCGATCTCAATAAGCGTACCCTTTGAGTCCTGCCAGTTTTTCAGTCCATATTCGTTGGGAACAATAAATAGTGCATCGGAAACCTCTAACCAGGCCAAAGAATACTCATAGAATTGCTCAACTGTAAACTCTTTTCGCCAATGTTCGATAACAAAACTCTTATCATGCCACGGCGTAAATGGTGCGAATCCTTGTTGGAAAACAAGCGAGGCGTAATATTCACCCCGTCCGATATTTTTTAGTACGCTGATTACATTGTCATCGGAATAGGCTCCGGCGATGTATATCTTTTTCATGTTAGAACATTTTAGTTTGTGTATCGTCCTGGAACCTCTTTTTAACGTCTGACAGGTTTTTAATGGCTTGTTTATAGTACGAATCCTTAAGCTCAACCCCTATTGCTTTCCTACCCATAGACACAGGACTATAAACTTCAGAGCCCACTCCCATATAAGGAGTAAAAACAGTTTCTCCCGGATTGGACCATAATTCAATACACCTATCAATAACATCTAATTGTAGAGGGTGTACGTGTTTTTCATCGTCCTCGTCTTTGCCTTCCTTGAATTGCAATACTTCATCTATTCTAATGTCATCCCACACGCTTGAAGCATATCTCTGCCATGTTAAATGACTCAATTTGTTTCCTTTAGGGTCTCCGGTATAGTTTGCCCACTTCTTTCTAAATAATTCATAATCCCCGTATGTATCTTCGTGTTCCGGAAGAAACGGCCTACAACCGGCATAATATTTCAATCCGTAAGGATGTTCAACAGGAACCTTATTTTCACCCCTTTTCTTAAACACCAAAATATAATCAGGCATCGCCGTAAAGCATTCTGTTGAATCTTCAACAATCAATTTGTGCATAAGGCTTCTGACCATTGTACGCATCCTTACCTTTAATGGCTCTTTCCATATCGTTATCTGGTCCTTCCATGTAAATCCGTGTTTTTGGTGAAGTCTGATAATTTCAGCCGGCAGATTCCACATATCACCGGTTTTTGAGTCCTTTATGTTGGTGCAGTGTACGGCGGTTATCCTTCCAGGTTTGGTTAGTCTTGCTATTTCAGAAATAACAAACTCATAGGTATCTAAAAACTGTTCCTTCGTTTCACAATTTGAGTGATCGTTTGGAGAACTTGAATAATTATACAACCCGGCAAACGGAGGAGAATAAACAGACATATCAATAGATTTATCTGGCATACCCGACATTACATACATATTGTCAGAGTTGTAAATTGCGTAATCTTCTGTTATTAGCTGATCTTTTACATCCATACTGGTAGTTTTACTTTTTGATTAAATTCTTTATTTGTTACTTCAAAATTTGAATGAAGCGTTGTGTTTAATTTGGTAAAGAGCTGGTTCGCTTTTTCTGCCTTTGCTAATAGTGAATCTAATACCCTCTTTTGTCCATCGGAGTAAACCAGGTCACAGACAACAGGCTTCTCCCTTCCGAATCTCCAGAATCTACGTATAGCTTGGTAGTATTGCTCATAACTGAAAGATGGGAAAAACACAGTATGCCCGCAGTGTTGCCAGTTAAGACCAAAGCCGGTCATTTTGGCTTTTGTGATTAGCTTGTTTATTTCACCATTGGCAAACGCAAGCAACATCTCTTCCTTTTTTTCGAGCTTCATTGATCCTTTTATCTGATATGCGTTTCTGTCTAGTTCTTCTATTAAATCACCCTCTCTGTTGAAATTACACCAATATACGGTAGTGTCGTAATCTTTGGCTATATCAACAGCCTGTTCGCATCTGGGTTCTATTGTTTGCCTTTGCTCTTGTTTAATTTCTGTCAGCCTCCGGGCTATCTGATTAAACATTTGAATCTGGCCGTCAACTATTAAATTATTTGGATTCTTAACCGCATGATAATTTGTAATTAGTTCCGGAAGGATAAACTTGTCATCACTAAACCCCAGGTCAGACGGTTTTCTCATTGATATTGACCATGAAGAAACCCATTTAAAAAAGTCGTTATAGGCGTGGCCCTTTAGTATCCATTTTGCGCCGATATTCTGAGGCTTAATAGTGTCCTCGTTGTTAGTAAAGAACTTTGTTAACATATCAGTATATCCCAAATACCCCAAAGCCTCACTCGAAGTTCCAAGTTCTACAAAGTCATTCGGGCTAGGCGTGGCTGTGAAAAGATACCTATATTTTACTTTTTTAAGAAAGGTAGTTATCTGTGCCTTTATCGCACCATCGAAGTTTTTAAGTATTGAGCTTTCGTCAAGTATAACACAGTCAAAGTCGTTATGATCGAATTTATCCAATCTTTCATAATTACATACAACTATCTTTGTTTTATACTTACCGTCTTTTGAGTACATTATATCACCTATATCGAACTTTTCAGCCTCTCTTATAAACTGAAAAGCAACCGCAAGGGGAGTAATAATAAGTACCGGTTTATTTGTGGCCTTGATGTAATTATGTGCAACTGTTAGCTCAATCAGTGTTTTGCCGGTTCCGGTGTCAAGGAAATTAGCATAACGTCCTTTTTTGATTGTGATTTCGGAAACGTATTTCTGAAAGTCAAACATTCCATCAGGATAAAAGGTCGGATTAATTCCGTAGTCAATCGAAGAATGTTGTTTAGTCTCTAAAAAGTCCTGATAATTCATAACCCCCTCCTTTCGTAAAGTTTGAACATCACCAGAGAGATGATCCCGACAATAGCCAGGAATGTAGTACCCTCATATCCGGCTATTATAGACGTTACTGTAAGCACCGCGAATACTATTGCGAATACCATACAAAGTTCTGATTTTTTCATGTCGTTGAATTTTATTGGTTTCATATCATTGTATTTTAGTTTGTATTAGGCTCTAGATGAACTAAACCGTAGCCCTTAAATTCGCATCATAATTAGGGTTCGTTTTCTTTTTCCTTTTGAATAGCCTTGATGTAATATGCCAATGGTGAATATGATATT